TTTTTTTTTTTTTTTTTTAATAAAGAGAGTATGCGCGCGGAACAAGTGAAAGATCGGGCAATAAACACATATGTAGAAAATTGACGGGTGCACGCGCAGGCACAAAATGTCTCCTGAATAAACTTCTTGACAACTGCGTGAAAACGTGCAATGATGGATGCGACGGGCGGACTCCATCTACTGCAATCATCATCGCCGCCCGAGGGGTCAAACCAATGGCACATCTTCTGGACGACGATTTCGACGACCTGCAGTGGGACATGCACAATGCAATCAAGGAACAACGCGCATTGATGAATGCTCATCCGAACGAATACTCGGTTGCGTATCACGATGCAGTATGTGAGTTGTGCGTGCAACGCCTTATGGGCACGTTGGTGCTGCAATGAACAAATACATGCTCCAAATGGACCAGGGTGTTGTCGGCATCCGCTGGGAACACACCTTTGAGATTGCATCGGATAAGATGGCCAGAGAATATGTGCTCAGGCTAATCGAAACCGATCGGGCCAGTGTTCGCGCCCACGGGTTCCACCTGTTCAACATGACCACTGGAATCGCTGTTGCTTGGTGGGAAGTTACGCAGCCCTCAATAGTGCTTCGAGAGCGGACCCGATGAAGAACGAACTCTTCGTTATATCACCAAGGACATTCGCGGCGGCCTCAACCGAGGCCGTTCGCGACACTAAACTCGCCCTTCTTGAATTGGGACTGTTCAAACTCCCATTCAAGGAGGTTGACATCATGATTAAGGTGGAACCGGCCACATCATTCAATCTGCGGGCCGGTTCACCAATGGATCTTGTGGACGATATCCTCAATGGTAAAGCCCGTGCCCTGCAGTGGGCACATACGGAAGAGTCCTGCATGACGCTAACATTCCTGGGTGTGACCTTGGACAAACTTGACGGGGAACGGCACGAGATCGGCTGCGATGATGTGATAATGGAGACCACGCCACCAAAATACAAGTTCGATCGGTGGTCCGTTGGTACTCAGGCACAAATGGACATCAAGTCCGCAATCCAAAGCATAGTGACTTACCTCATCGTCATGCTGGCCACTAAGAACACACTTAAGAAAGTGGTGGAGCATAAGTTAGCAAAGCTGGGGATTGGGAAGCACAAGACTGGATTGAAGTCCTATCCGAGGGTCACGACCATCGACGTGCCAGAAGATAGACCGGATCACCCTGATCATGCGACAGAGGGCAAACCAAAGGCCGCACATCTGCGCCGGGGTCACATCAGAAATCAGAAATATGGTCCAGCACTCGCATTCATCAAGCGGGTGTGGATCGAACCGATCTTCGTCAATGCGGACGAGGATTATGTGAGTACGCGAGAACGATACAACGTATTAATCTAGGGGGTTGACGTGAATCATGCACTAACAGAAAGAGAAGCACTGGTCGCGTGGATGCGAAACTGGTGCCGTGAGCATGGAGTCGATATCACGTTGCTAAGTGATAATGAGGTGTTCCAACTCGCTGTGAATATTTCACGGCAAAAACTCGAGGAGTCAGAATAATGCACACCGATATCAAGTACGAGGGCACCGATAAGCGGAAACGTGCCAAGGCAATGAAAGACCTCAAGAATTGGTTTGGCGCTAAGCGTTGGCGGGAGCTGAATGCGGTTATGGCTAATGTCCATAATTGCGAGCAATTCCTAATGGCCTGCAGCATCGGCGGTGTCACGGGATACCCTGTCCGCGTTTGGTACGAGTCATATCATGGTGAGGGGAGCTGGCATGAACCTTCCGTTCACATCTGAAACCGTCAACGGCGAGTCCTTCGTCGCGTTTATGACGCTGGTGTGGGACGATGCTGGTCCGCTTTATGATCAGTGGCAAGATGCAAACAAGACGGCGCGGGCGGCTGGTGCTGTCCGTGTTGGTATCAGGGGCGATGGGTACGAGCGTTATGTAACGTGGCGCTTCTCTAATGGTGACGAGATCGACGTGGTTCAAAACAAGGACCGCACTGGCACGGGTATCTCTGATGTTCGCGTTAAACTGACAACGGAACAGCATATCAACCGCGCCAATGCCCTGTCCGTGCTTATCGACGCCTGCGATCAAAGGCCCGAGCTGCTTCTTCGCGAGTTCAACTTCGTTGTAGATTGGCTGAAGAAGCATCGCGCAGCTGGCGAACGCGATCTTGATGAACTGGTTAAATTCCCGGAGAACTGGTGATGTTAAACGATGACTTTGGGTGGGATATACTTGGAGCCACTATCGCTTTCTGGATGCTTATCCTTGTTATCTGCTTCGTGATTGGACGGGCACTGGAGGCATGTGCATGAGTGAATGGGCCATACCTTTGCTTTGTGCATGGGTATGGCCCAGTGGCTCGTCGGTAAGGGTAGACCTTTACCGATGTGCCAGTAGGCACATCAGAAAGGAGTCCAACATGCGTAAGATAAGAGGGGCCTTACTCGCCACCGCTCTATCGGTGGCACCGGCCTACGCGGACGTTATACTCGATCCACATCTCAGTGGAACGGGCATTAACGTAATTACTGAAAGCTCTGACCTCTTTGAAGTGGTTGGAGGCTTTAACGGCCAGAACCTTGATCATGTCATCTACAATGACCTGACACCTGGGTTCACTTCAGCGTCAAACGGCAATGACATTAAGATCGGCAACACAACTGCTGTGTTCTTCGAAGTGTTCGATCCGGCCAATAACCTACTCGGGACCACCACACAGGTGTTCTCGTTGAAAGGCACTGGCGATGTCACGGCCATAGTGACGTTGAACGATAAGGTCGTGCCGTTTGATCTAGGTGTGATTGATCCCAATGCTCAATCGGGGTTCACTTTCGCTGCGATCAATGGCGAAGTGATCGACGGCATCTTGCTGCTCGATAATGGAGGTATGATTAGTGACTTCGAGCACAATCGTATCGACATAGCTGCAGTTCCAATCCCGGCGACCCTCTGGTTGTTTGGAACGGGACTTCTGGGCCTTGGTATGTTGCAGATGAAGCGTGATAAGAAGCACGCATGAAGAACAGGTGGGGGCTTAACGGCCCCTGCCACTTACGCCGAGGTAGCTCAGTTGGTAGAGCATTGCGCCGAAAACGCAAGTGTCGCTGGTTCGATCCCAGCCCTTGGCACCAACACAAGCGGAGTCAAAACAATGTCGATCAGCAAGTGGTACGTTCAGGTGATTGGGCCATATGACAGCACCTTCATCGGTCCATTCGACTCTCGTGGTCAAGCGGTAAGCTGGCAACTTAGGCAGCCCACCCGCTTCGACTACTATCCTATGTCCGAAGAGGGCATGAAGAAGAACATCGACGAGTTCGGGCCATGCAAAATCGAGAGCCCCGAAATCCACCTCGGCAACTCGGACTATGCGTTCAGGGGGCATCAATGAAACAGTTTGAAATCCTCCCAATGCCCACTGAACTCGATATCCCCGAGTGGATCGAGGACATGAGGATTGATTGGATGGAGGGGTGGTCCAATCGTCCCCGCACCCTGCTTAAATGTGCGCAGGGCTGCCACGATTGGCCCCACGAGCAATGGCATTACGAACAAAATACTTGGACGACCATGAGTGATGACGGTCGGCTCAAGCAATTCGGCGCGGGACCAGCCGAAGAACTCAACGAGGGCGACGGACATACGAAGCCCGGTTGGATGACTAAACAGGAACGGGGCTTTGCGGGCCGCTGGTTTGAGATACAAGCAGAACCCAACGCCGTACCGCGGCCAGAGTTAACGTGCCGCGTGTACCTTCGGGGACCGTGGCATGGAGGTGCTCCCGCCGGTTATGTCGAGGTCTACACGTTCGAGCCGGAATACCGGGCCAAGGATCGGAACTGGTGGGAGTGTACCGGATGCTTCGGGCTCTTCATCACCAACCAGCTGTGGGCGCGGTGTATGGCCAGGATGTATCCCGACCACAAGATCGCATTCGTTATAGAGGATGGCTGGGTCCCGCGCCTCGAGCCCATGAAGCCCGAATGGACAGAGCCAAAGATGTGGAGTCGAAAATGAAAAAGTCCGAGACCATGGATAAGATCAGAGACAACACGGTGATATTCGCTAATGTTGTTATCAGGCATATGATGGAACTCGATAAACTGTCGATCGAGTCCAAGGGTGATGTTGTTATCGAGACCCTCAAACTCTTGACGAACACTTACAAGGTGGACACCCTGAGTAAGGTGGTCAGGCTGTTCACCGATCTCGTGGATAAAGTAGACGGCGACACCGATAAGTTCGCTGTGCAATCGACCCAGATCCTAATCGGATTGATTGATACTGTGGAGAAGCTCGAGAAGAATATCGCGAAAACAACCGAGCGGCTCCAGAACTTAATCGAACTGCTGAAGCCGGAGAAAGAGAAATGACATATCCAGTCCCATCATACGCGGCGAATATCTGGATCGTCGGCGACAAGTTGTGGATCGGGTTCCCCTCCCAAGTGGAGGGGGCTCGTGCCCACAACGTAGCATTCCCTATCACCGTCAAGGGGTTGGAGGCGGCAATCGTCATCTTGAAGCACCGCAATGACAGTGAACCACGCGAGATCGGAACCAAGGGCGCGCCGACTGGAGTGGAAATCGAAAAGGCGCTCGCCAGTGACAAGGCGTATAACGAGTTCCTGCAACGGATGAAAACGGAGCAGGTCGATAACGCCGAGTTAACCAAGGACCTAGAGGAGTTGGGATTATGAATGAGCAGTCTAGGAAAGAGATCACAGAGATCGTTAGAACACTCAGCGATTGCAGGACCAAGGTCGAGGTCCTCAAGGACACCGAAGAGGAGAAGCTCGAGGATATGCCTAACAACCTCAAACAGGGTATGGAGGAGGCTATCGAGAACTTCCGCAATGCGGTAGACGATATCGACAATGCCATATCGTCACTGGAGAACATAACATGACAGTGGTCGAACGGGGCAACCCTTACGATGTGGTGACGGCTGCGCTCAAGACAGCTAAGAATAGTATTGAGCAGGCCGAAATCGAATTGGACAGAATACGGAGCATCAATCGTATTCTGACCGAGCAGGTACAGCAAATGCGTGCCGCATACGAAACTATAACCTCGACAGTTGGGGACCAAAGCAACACGTTCCTGACATTCGCAAAGCAACAGGGCGCGCCAAAGGACACGCCGATACCTGCATTCCTAATTGAAAAGCAGCCTAATAACGGTTAATACTTTGCGAGGGGAAACCCTCGCGTTTGGCAATTTTGTGAGGATGAAAAATGAGCGTACCAATTAAATCAGAGATGTACTCCCGCTTAATGGAGCACCTCCGTAAAGCGCAAGAGGATGCGGCCATGTTGGCCCATCTCAATAATGCCGAGGGCGACGGACCCGGCAGAGTCCTCGCTAAGGGTTGGCTGAACGTAAGCGAGGGCTTAAAACATATGCAATGGGCTGTAACGCGACTAGCAAAGAGGAGCATCCAATGATCTACGTTCTTGTAATTCTTCTCTGCGATCCGTCGGGGGAGTGCTCGTGGCAATCGACAAAGCTGCTATTCAAGGACAAGGCGGCTTGTATGGCGGTCGGCAGAACGCAGAAGGAAAAGACCGACTGCGAAATAGCACAGGACTTTAAGGGGAGGGGTGAGTGACTTACCTCATCCTTCACAAGGTCCGGGGCGAGCCAGCTTTCGACATCGCAGATCGAATTAAGTGTCCGATCTGCGAGCCCATAAAGCAGGGCCTAGACGTATCGACCTCGCTTGAATGCAATGCCTGCGAGGGCTCAGGGTACTGGTGGATCATTCCTACCAGCGGGCACCGTGCTTACCCTCACGAGTATTGGGACCTCGAGGACCTATTCGATGGGTCCGACTACCCGCACGACCACCCTTGGACGCATGATACAGTGCCCGAGGAACTACGCGACCACTACCATATTGAAGCCAAGCCAGTTGTTCGACCACCCAGTAAAACCACATCAATCGACCTGGAGGATATCCTATGAGCAAGTACTTCCTTGTTAAAGAGGACGGCACCCGCCTCGACGCTACGGAGGAGCAAGAACTGATCGTCGATAAGGTGCTTACTCAAAAGAACAACCTGATAATCAATGCACTTGCAGGGGCCGCCAAGACCAGCACCTTGGAGTTCATCTGCAAGTACCATCCCGTGATCCCGATCCTCTCCCTCGCCTTCAACAAGCGGATCGCGGTGGAGATGGAAAAGCGGCTCCCAGGTAACGTCAAGTGCGCCACGCTGAATGCGATCGGCCACAGAGCCTGGTCCGCGACCTGCGTCAAGAAGCTCACCCTTGACGACAAGAAATCATATAATATTTTGAAGGAGTTAGTGGATGAACTCAGACCATCGAAAAGGGAAGAAGCATACGATACATTCGGAGATACCCTCAAGCTCATTAAGGAGGCAAAAATTCGAGGTTATATACCTAACGGGCTGCATCCCCATGCGCGCAGGCTCTGTTCCTCCGATAAGTTCTGGGGAACCACCGAAGAGGAATGTGAGCCCAATCAAGTCGCCCTCGTCGATGAAGCCGTTACCATTTCCATCAAGCAATCCTATAATGGCCTCATCGACTTTGACGATCAGATATATATGCCGACACTGTTTGGAGGAACATTTCCACAGTTTCCGCTTGTCTTGGTCGATGAGGCTCAAGATCTCTCACCTATTAACCATGCCATGCTTGAGAAAATCGTCACTCAGCGAATCATTGCTGTTGGAGATCCGTGGCAGAGCATTTACGGTTTTCGAGGAGCCGTGGCTAATGGAATGGAGAGTCTCAAAAGACGTTTCGAGATGGAAGAGCTTACACTCTCTGTGAGTTTCCGGTGCCCTATCCAGGTGGTCAAAAATGCACACAACCGAGTCCCCCATATGCGGTGGCCAGCCTGGGCCAAAGAAGGAGAGGTCAGTGTCCTACCCATTTGGTCAGCCCAAAAGATCCCCGATTACTCGGCTATCATCTGCAGAAACAATGCCCCATTGTTCTCGTGCGCTCTTGATCTTCTCAGGTACGGCCGCGGTATACATCTCGTTGGTAGCGATTTGGGTCCTGCTCTCGTAAAGGCCCTGCGAAAGATGGGCGAGGACTCAATGGATCGGATGGAGGTCCACACCGCTATCAGCCGGTGGGAAGCGGAAAAGCTGAAGAAGTCCCGATCGCCGGGTGCTGTTAAAGACAAAGCGGACTGCCTTCGTGTATTCGCAGACTTCGGCGATAACCTAGGCCAGGCCATTCGGTACGCCGAGACCCTCTTCGCCACCAAGGGACCGATCCAACTTCTCAGTGGACACAAATCGAAGGGTCTCGAATGGGAGACTGTGTATCACCTTGATCCTTGGCGGATACCTTCACCGTTCGCCGAGGAAGGAGGCGAGTCCTACGAACAGGAACTGAACGTCCGGTATGTGATCGAGACGCGGGCGAAGCATTCCCTGTTCTTGGTCAATCTAACGGAGCTGATGGAATGAGTACACTCAGGAACATCAATTCTTTCCCAGACGTGGAGCACATTCTAAGTAACGCTCTTAGTTCAGAGAAGGGATTGGCGATTGAGTTTGATACCCCGGCTGATGCTCATCGTTTTATCAGTCGGGCCAACTCACTACGAGTGCTCCAGAGAAAGAAGAACCTTGAACTTCCAGAGGGCGATCCAATGCACGGGTGCTCCCACTACGATCTGCTGTACATACGGCACATTCACAAGGGCACCCGTGTTGTGATAGAGGTCTTGCGTCCAATGGAGAACTTAAGGATCGAGAAACTTTGATGTTTGTCAACGGCTGAAAAAAGTTTGGGAGGAACCGAAAATACTTGTTGACAAATCGGCGACACGTCAATACCATAGCATCGTACCAATGTTCCAACCGACACAGGAGTTAACAATGGAACAAATCACAATCGCAGGCAAGATTTTCAGCGCTCCGCTTCGCTATGAAGAGGGTCATGAACTGAACGCCAACGAGGCTGCGGCTCTTAATCAGACCTATCACGAAAACCTCCGCAATAACTTCGCTAACAAGGTCAAAGAAGCGGCCGAGAATGGCAATTATGACCAGATAGCGATGCAGCGTCAGTTCGCTGAGTATGCCGAGGCGTATCAGTTCGGCCTGCGTATCGGCGGCGGTGCAGTCCGTGATCCGGTTATGAGCGAAGCCCTGCGTATGGCCAAGATCCGGGTCAAGGAGAAGCTGACCGCGGCGGTCAAGACGCCAGGCAACAAGCACTACGGGAAGAAGCTGTCCAGCTTCGAGGCGTCGGCGATCACTGAAGCCGCGAAGAAGCTCATTGACCGTGATCCGAAGATCATGGAAAAGGCCAGAGAGCGTGTTGCGGACCTTCAGGCGGCGGCGTCCGAGGATCTCGCGGACCTCGTTGCTGATATCCCGGCTGAGGCATCTGCCGCCTAATGTCTATTGGGCTGCACATATGGTATGCTGCGTTGGCAGCTCAGGTCGGGGTCGTCCTTGAGTGCGACGATCCCGATTATACCAAGCAGCGCCTGTACGCTTTGCGTACTGAAGCCGGTGATCCAGACCTGGAGTCAATCTCCATAGTTCAGTCCCCCTCCGATCCGGCCCACCTCTGGCTCGTCAAGAGAGACCCCCATGCAACGTAAAGAGAAGAGACCTCTCGAAAAGGTCACACTGAATATGTTTAAGGGTGACTTTGCGCGACTCCGCGAGCTTCACGGCCGCGTTGGTGCTGGCAAAGTTATCAGGCGGCTCGTTGAGGGCCACATAGCGCGCGTCGAACAGACTGCGCCGCTCGACCGCGAAATCGCAACAGAGGGAGTTGATTCATGACTGATATAGCAACACTGTTCCAGACCGATCCGTTGAAACTGACCAAGGCCGATATCACTGAGATCATCAAGCACTATCGGCTCGCGTCGGCCAACTTCGCCAACGGTGACAAAGCCGCTGGCAACGCGAAGAAGATCCCCGGCACCAAGCCCGTAAAGGAGAAGAGTATAAACCTCGACGATATTCTCGACTGAACCAGCACAGGGAGTCAAACCAGTGACATCACCGTTCTTACCAGGGACCAAGGTACAATTCGCTTGGGACTCTACCAGTTTGGGCTGGCTCAAGACCTGCCCCCGCCTCTACCAGTACTCCATGATTGATCAGTGGGTTATGAAGGGGGAGCGCCTCCATCTTAAATATGGGCTGCTCTACCACGGCGCGCTCGAGTTCTATGATCGGACTCGTGCACAGAACTTCAACCACGAAGAGGCCCTCATCGACACGGTGCAGAAGGTGCTCGTGGATACCTGGGAGTCCCCGCGATCAGCCGAGGACCCAGCGGAGATGATCGCCAACAATGGCAGGCCGTGGAAAACGGACCACCCTCAAAAGAACCGCGAGACCCTGATCCGCTCCGTGATCTGGTATCTCGATCAGTTCGGGGACAAGGACCCTGCTCAGACGGTGGTCCTCCAGAGCGGTAAGCCCGCCGTCGAACTCACCTTCAAGATGGAGTTGGATTGGGGGCCTAAATCATACTATTCCGTTGACGATATCTCGTTGGCTCCCGGCGCGTTAAACTTCTCGACCGGAACCAAGGTTCCAAATACCCAGCCTTATATCCTCTGCGGCCACCTCGATCGAGTCGTAACCTATGCGGGCGGCACCTATGTTATGGATCGCAAGACGACAGGTTCCACCATATCTTCAAACTACTTCGACGGTTTTACTCCTGACAATCAAATGTCCCTCTACTCAATGGCTTCGAAGGTCATTTATAAAACACCTGTTCAGGGTATCATTATTGACGCAGCACAGATTGCAGTTGGCTTTACTCGTTTACAACGAGGCTTTGCATATCGCACTGACGCTCAGATTGACGAGTGGCTCGAAAACACCAAGCACTGGCTCAACCTCGCCGAGTTCTTCGCCAAGGAGGACTTCTGGCCCATGAACGACAAGTCGTGTCACCAATACGGAGGCTGCCCCTTCCGCCGTGTCTGTTCAAAAGACCCTAATGTTCGTAAGAACTTCCTCGAGACAGACTTCGAGAGGCGAGAATGGAACCCACTCATACCACGATAGCCCACTGCCCCGATCACCCAAAAGCAGCTATCATTCACACATACTACAGATGCAACAAAACCCTGACATACGATCACCAGTGGTTTTGTGAGGTCTGTAGGAGGGAGATTCCAAATGCCTGTATTGACACCACCAAAACAGACCAACTTAGTCAAGCTCCTGCTAATTGGTGATTCTGGCACAGGCAAGACAGGAGCCTGTGCGTCCCTTGTGAAGGCCGGTATGCGCCTTCGCATTCTGGACATGGATAACAAGGTGGAAAGTGGCATACTTCCTCAAATCATCCTCAGAGACTGCCCCAACAGAATCGGAAACGTGGACTTTGAGGCTTTTCGTGATAAATACAGGGCAACAGCAGCGGGTTTTGTCCTGGACGGAATTCCTCAAGCTTTTACGAAAGCTCTTGCGCTCCTCGACAAATGGTCAGATGGAAGTAACCCTGCAGAGTGGGGAGCGGATACGGTTCTCGTGGTTGACTCGCTCACGTTCCTGGCAGATGCAGCATTTAACTGGGCGAAAGGAATGAACCCCAGTGCGAAGGACCCGCGACAGTGGTACGGTACGGCACAAGACGCTGTGGAGCATGTCCTTGCACAGCTGACCGCGCCCCATTTTAAGACTAACGTAATCGTGATATCTCACGTCACATGGGTTGACAGGCCCGACGGTACAATGAAGGGCTATCCGTCAAGCGTTGGTAAGGCACTTGGGCCGACCATACCAGCGTACTTCGAGAATATGGCCTTGACTCAGACTGCCGCTGGTGGCAAACGCACAATTCAAACTGTGCCGACGGCACTAGTGGACCTCAAGAACCCAGCCTCTTTCAAGATGGCTCCGACTCTGCCCATCGAGACTGGACTGGCCGACTTCTTTCGCACAATCAGATCATAAGGAAACACAACATGGCCTCCTTTGAAAGTATCCTCGACAAACCAGTAGACGCAATCAAACCACCAGAAGCACTCCCAGTTGGAACATACCTCTGTATCGTGGACGGTCCCGGCGAGTACGTCAAAGTCGGTAAGAACGACACTCCAGCATTTCGTGTCGCCTTCAAGCCGCTTCAGGCGCAGGCCGATGTGGATCAGGAAAAGCTCGCTGAGATCCTTAATGGACAGGCTCTCAACGACAAGAAGATCAACGCCAACTTCTTCGTCACTGATGCAGCTTCCTATCGACTGAAAGACTTCTGCATCGACTCTCTTGGTATCGAGGGCACCGGCAAATCGTTGCGCCAGGTAGCCAGCGAGATCCAGGGTAAACAGGTTCTTGTTAACCTCGGCCACCGTGCCAGCGATGACGGTAAGGCCATCTACAACGAGGTGAAGAGCTACGCCAGAGTCTGAGGCACGGTTGATACCAACCCCGCTGTGCCTTGGAGCCCCCCGCCGGCTGCTTGACTCCCAGCCGGTGGGGGGACCATCCAGTGAAAGAACCATACCTTTGATTTTCTCAATAATATGGTGGAATAACTGATGAAAAAATTAGCCAAGGATGTGCCGATGCCGAAGGGCAAATGCCTAAACTGCGGCAAGAATTTGAACATGGCGGCTGGCGTTGTTGATATACTTAGCCCCGACGAGCACCATCCAGAGCCCGGTGATGCAACAATCTGTATTGATTGTAGTCACGTCATGGTGTTCGACAAGAACCTCAATCTTCGCGAGCCAACTATCAGCGAGCTTCTGGAATTTTCCAGCGATGATAGCGTCGTTGAGGCAATGAGGATAATTAAGTTAGCAAGGAAAAGTGGCAAACTAAAGTGAGGAGAGACGGCGCTATGACGAGCGGACACTTCCATTCAATTCCAATCAGCTCCATCACCGTCCATCGGGAAGGGAGACAACGACGTGAGCTTACTGATATCCAAAATCTTGCAGATAGTATCCGGCGTCTTGGTCTTATTAATCCCATTACTATTACTCGCGATAACGTATTGGTTGCTGGAGAGCGACGCTTGGCTGCTTGTAAAGTTGTGGGCTATACCAGTGTTGCTTGTCAGTACATTGATGAGCTTGAGCCTAGCACACTACGAGCTATCGAATTGGAAGAGAACATCAAACGACAGCAGCTCGAATGGCAAGACGAGTGTCGAGCAATAAGAGAGTATCATGCGCTCAGGAAATCAGAGAACCCAGAGTGGTCACTCGACGACACCGCCAGTGCTATCGGGCTCGACGCGGGCCACATATCCAAGCGAATATTCGTTGCAGATAACCTACATAACCCTCGCGTGGCAGCAGCACCAAAGTATTCTGTTGCACTCGGTGTGGTGGAACGAGCACACGCAAGAGCAACAGACAATCTCATGGCAAGTCTAGCTGCGCCACCACCTAAGCGAGAAGAGTCCATTATCAACACATCCTTCCTAGAATGGGCACCGGACTACACCGGACCCAAGTTCAATCTCATCCACTGTGACTTCCCATTCGGCATAGGGGCAGACAAGTTTAATCAGGGGGCCGCACCACTCCATGGAGGCTACCATGACACCGAGGACGTATTTTTCTCTCTCCTTCATTGCCTACTCAGCTGCACTGATCGTATTTCTACTGAATCCTGCCACATCATGTTCTGGTTCAGTATGCACTACTATCAAGATATTCTTAGCGCTTTCAGCGGGAGTGAGTGGGATATTGATCCTTTTCCTCTTGTCTGGGTTAAGTCTGACAACATCGGAATCCTCCCCGACCCACAACGAGGACCTCGACGAATTTATGAGACGGCGTTATTTGGGAGTCGCGGCGACCGTAAAATCGTTAGAGCAAAGTCGAATGCAGTCTCGTATCCGAGCGAACGAGACATACATATGTCCATTAAGCCTGAACCCATGTTGGCACACTTCTTCGAGATGTTCGTGGACTCGAGTACCCGACTCCTCGACCCTACATGCGGAAGTGGAAGTGCGTTGCGTGCTGCTGAAAGATACGGTGCGTCTTACGTTATCGGACTCGAGTCTAATCCAGAGTTCGCCGCAAGTGCGCGGGCGGCGCTAGACAAATCGCGCGTTGAAAGGGAACCAGATGCCGAAGAAGAACTTTTCTCCTAGACTAACCGAGCCAGAAAAAGGATATAGGAAACTTGAGATCGTGCGCATTGGAGGCAATGTGTTCAAGGTAATCTACTACAGTGGACACCATGATGCTATCGTTGAGCATCTCAGTCACGAGGATCTAAAGGAGATCTTCTCCACAGAGTTATCTCGACTCGAAGTACATACCTGAAAGGAGCTTAGGATGACAGCATTCGGACCAAACTTTGAGGCGCGGCTGAAGGCGCGAGGCTGGGTTAAAGTTCAAAGCGCTGCGATGGAGTTTGAGTGGAGAAGATACGGAGTGAACGGCGACCTGCTCTCCGTTGAGGGTGACGCCCTCTGGCATAACGAGGTCGAGAACTTGAAAACCACTATGGAGAGTAGAGATGACATTGGGGACGGACCGAGTAAGGATTAAGTTCAACCCGAGCGGGAACAACGAAGTGGACCTGCTGAAACAGATGGCGGCTGACTTCATTGACCAGTGCGAACTCATGCGGAACAAGGGCTCCGTTGATGGCGAGCACCAGCGCCTGTGGTCACTTGCACAGACGCACATGGAAGATGCTGCAATGTGGGCGGTGAAGGCCGCGACATTCTAATGACCAAGATAGCCATAGTCGGAGAGGCCTGGGGGCAGAACGAAGAGGAACAACGTATGCCATTCGTAGGCCCCTCCGGCTATGAGTTAACCCGTATGCTCAGTGAAGGAGGGATACACCGTGCCGACTGCTTCCTCACCAACGTCTTTAATCTTCGACCCAGATCAAACGACATTGAGAATCTTTGTGGAGAAGAAAGAGCTGGAGGATTTCCTGCTCTCAAATCGGGAAAATATCTTCGACCCGAATTTTTTGGAGAAGTGTATCGAGTTATTAGGGAGATTAACGACCTTAGGCCAAACGTCCTTATACTTCTCGGCAACACCGCCAGTTGGGCCTTTCTTCATAATTCAGGTATTTCTAAGATCAGAGGAACCATAACGCCCTCAACAGTTATCCCTTCCATCAAGTGTCTCCCCACCTATCATCCCGCAGCGATCCTAAGACAGTGGTCCCTCCGTCCAGTGACTATACTGGACTTTCAAAAAGCTGCCCGAGAGTCCGAGTTCCCTGATATCCGCCGGCCTCAGAGAACTGTCTACATAGAGCCGACACTTCCTGAACTGGAGGCCCTCTATGACGAGCATCTTGAACACGCAACTCAAATCACATTTGACATTGAGACTGCTGGAAACCAAATCACCTGCATCGGATTCGCCCCCGACGAGCGAGTTGCTATCGTCGTTCCATTCACTGATCCACGAAAGCCTGATGGACGTTATTGGCCAGATCTCGAAAGCGAGCTTGCTGCGTGGGGATTTGTCCGTCGAGTGCTCCAGCATCCTGCACCCAAGACTGCGCAGAATGGACTTTACGATATCCATTTCCTGTGGCGATCATACGGGATAACTGTTAACAACTTTGAAGATGACACAATGCTGCTGCATCACTCCCTTCAACCCGAGTCCGAGAAAGGTCTTGCGTTCTTGGGCTCGGTCCACACTAACGAGGCTTCATGGAAACTTATGCGCCCTCGTGGCAAGACAACTATCAAGCGTGACGAATGAGAGTCATCATAGAGTCACCTTTCGCAGGAGGCTTCGCCAATGTTCGGTACTCCAGAGAATGTATTAGAGATTGTCTTGATCGAGGAGAGTCCCCGTTCGCCAGTCATCTCCTCTACACTCAAAAGGGGGTCCTTAATGATCAGATCCCCGAAGAGCGGCAGCGAGGTATTGACGCTGCGGTGGGATGGCTCGAGGTTGCAGATCTGGTCGCCGTGTACATGGACCTCGGGATCACAGGTGGTATGGTCTGGGGGATCGCTCGGGCCGCTAGAATGGGAAAGCCAATCCACTTACGATACCTTAAGACCGATCGAACAGAACAAGTCATCCGATACCAAGGAGAGCGAGTTATCGAAACATGAAAGCGATCAGGACTGACCAGCTTACAGCTCTGACGATGCCCGTGTCAGAGACTGAGAAGTTATGGATCTATAACGGGCTCGATTGCTGCGTCACGTCAGAGGTTCGCGACGTTATCAAGCCGCAGCTCAACAACCAGACCCGCGCGACGTATGAGTTCGAGAAGGCCCTACAGGCCCCGGTCCTCGAGATGAAGCTGCGCGGGATACTTGTCGATCAAGAGCAGCGCGATCGAATGATAGTGGAGTGGGAAAAAGATGTCAGAATACTACACGATAATCTTATGTCCATCGTGCATGATGGACTTGGGGTTGAGTATTCCTGGAACTACCGCTCACCATTACAGCTCAAGAGACTTATGTATGAGGTGCTCAGGCTCCCTACTATCAAAAAGAGGAATGCCAAGGGCTTTTATGAGCCCACAGTCAACCGTGATGCCCTTGAGCAGCTCACAAATCATTTCTACGCCCAGCCTATTGTCAGCCATATCCTCGGACTTAGAGACCTGCATAAGAAAATTGGAGTCCTGCGAACCGGCATTGACCCGGATGGCAGAATGCGAACCTCTTACAATATCGCTGGAACTACGACTGGCCGGTTCAGTAGTTCTCTTAGTGATTTCGGAACTGGAACGAATCTCCAGAACATTGAAGAACGTCTTAGACGAGTATTTGTCGCAGACCCAGGATACAAGTTCGCATACGTAGACTTGGAACAAGCCGAAAGCAGACTGGTCGGTGCGATTGAATGGAACCTGTTTCATGACGGAAAGTACCTCGACGCCTGCGAGTCAGGTGACCTACATACAACTGTGTGCAGATTGGCGTGGACGGATTTACCTTGGCTCGGAAACATTAAAGAAGATAGAGCGTTGGCTGAACAGCCATTCTACCGACAGCATTCATATAGACATATGGCAAAAGTCCTCGGGCATGGAACCAACTATGACGGTAAGCCTCACACCATGTCCAAGCACACTCACCTCGACACCAGAGAGATCACCAAGTTCCAGGGCAAATACTTTGCGGCCTTTCCACATCAACGGTGGCACGCTTACGTCGCCTCCCAGCTCCAGCAGTATGGGAGGCTGGATAGCCTTTTTGGCAGGCGTCGTTACTTTTTTGGCAGGCGCGATGATGATGCTACTCTACGAGAGGCTATAGCTTATGACCCCCAAAGCTCAGTCGGTGATATACTTAACACTGGAATGCTCCAAGTGTGGAGAGAGGGAATATGCCAGCTGCTACTGCAAATCCACGATGCCATTCTCATTCAGTATCCAGAAGATAAAGAAGATATCGTGCTGCCTAAAGTGCAAGAGGCAATCAAGGTCCCGATACAACTGCAGTATGATCGAATGTTCTTGATACCATCAGAAATAAAGGTGGGATGGAATTGGGCGGTTGAGTCAGACGATAATCCCGACGGCTTAAGGAAGTACAAGAGCAGTGATAAACGGGAACGCCAATGCTATCCCAAGGCTTTGTCACAACTGGATAGACTCCTTTCTTGAGTACACTGGCGCTGGTTCGTCGCCAGAAATCTTTCGACGGTGGACTGCTATTGGAGTCTTATCTGGGGTGGTCGAGCGCAGGGTGTGGTCCTTTACGAAGGGCTCCAACCTGTACCCGAACTGTTACATCGTTCTGACTGGTCCTCCCGGAGTTGGCAAGTCGGTAGTGTTAACCAAGGCTGAAACCCTACTGCGAAAGATCGAGAAGCTCCACGTTGCGCCGTCCTCGGTAACAACGGCGAGCCTCATCGACACCCTCGCTGCCAGCGACGTTTCGTTCACAGAGATCTATCCAGTCAAGCTGGATATAAAGTTTAACTCCCTGTTCGTGCTTTCGTCTGAGCTTGGTATCTTTATGACAGCCTACGAGACGCAGTTCATTAACACTCTCAACAAACTGTATGATGGAGAGCTGTATGAAGAACGACGTAGGACCGGAAAGAAAGAGCACACTCGTATTGATGCGCCATCCCTCGCGATCATTGCTGGCACGACTCCAGCATTCATTAATACGACTCTACCAGATTGCGCATGGGATCAGGGCTTTACATCTAGAACTATATTCGTATTCCATGGAGAAGAGACAAAGGGAACAGTTTTTGGAAAGGCAACGGACTCGGTACATCAAGAGAGAATAAGGGATATGCTGGTACAAGATGCTAGGGAGGCGCGCAAGATGTACGGCGAGATGGAATGGGACCTGGATGCTCAGACAATGATAGAGGTCTGGAACGAGAATGGTCGCAAGCCAATACCCGAGCACAACAAGCTGACCCATTACAACAGCAGGCGGCTCGCACATATACTGAAGCTCTCCATGATAGCCTCAATCGCAGAGAGCAATGAGGGAAGGATCAGAGCGGGACATGTAGAACTCGCTTTCAAATGGCTCTTCGAGGTTGAAGATAATATGCCAGATATTTTCGCGACGGCTGGAGTAGTGGGAGACGCCCGCGCGATGGAGGACCTGCATTATTTCGTAATGATGACTGCGAAGCATTCAGAGAACAAGATGGTCGGGGAGCACCTTCTTTACAAGTTCCTTCAGAAGAAGGTCCCCAGCTATTCGATACCAAAAGTTATCGAGGTCATGGTTGCCTCTCACGATCTGATTAAGCACTACGATGGGGGAAGGACTTGGTACACTGCCGGAGTTAAACTTAAACACTAGGAGGCGACAATGAAGGCGCTGGCGATCTTATCAATCCTGTCCCTCACCGGCTGCGTTGTGGTCGAAGTGGAACCAGGCCTGCCACGGTTGCGGGTTGAAGCAGCAGAGGTGATCCCGCTGATCCAGAGGAACACCGTCGCTATCTGTGGATTCTTTCCTGATAATATTAGTGTGAGTCAGCTACTGCTTAGTTATGACCCTCCTGATACCCCGGTGCGAGCGGCTGGAATTATATGTCAGGCCGTTGTACCAAGGGAACGGACTCGAGGGGTATGGATAGTTAGAGGTGTGGCCTTCAGGGGCCGGTTCGTGGATCGCTTCTAGCTTCGCCAAGATGTCTGCTGGGCTCTCCAGTACGCACAGAGATTGGCTCCCTACGCGAACGACAGCTCCATGCGTCTCTTGACACTGGTCCGTTGGCTCTCTTATGAGCGTGATTTGCTCAGACTGTATCCAGACCTGCGCACCGTCAAGCAGGTGCAACAGAATAAGTGCAAGGATCAACGGTGCCTCCTTGGACGCGGCTGTGACTCTCCACCTAGAACGCCACGGATAAACTGTGGAACGGTATCAGCCTGTTGCACCCCGCTCAAGTAGTCCCACAGAAATTGCGTGGCCTTTGCTTCCTGCTTAGTTATTGGCGCGCCCATATAGCCTGGCATCGTCATTAAATTCTCGAGCCACTTCTTCGAGACCGGCCGATCCTCAAACCACTTGCTGGCATCTTGACTAAGCTTGTACGCATTCGTGAATGGTTCTTGCAATGGTGTGGGGCTGGGGTTGTGGCCCCAGATCAGTTGTTGAGCGGAACTGACCACTGGATACATAGATGCCAGCTGCCCCACATGCGCCAGTGCTATCTGTTGCCATAGGGGCGTTTCATCATCATCGGGCTCGCCATCTACAAAGGACCAGACCTTCGAGGAGGCATGACGAACCAGTGTGTGGATGATTGCGCCGACAGTTATGTAAGCGAACGTGGCTCCCAGGACATAGAAGAACTTCTCTCCAGCTGTCTTATTCTCGTTGTGTCTCCCCTTCCCTTCAGCAGTCCTTACCACGTCCCGCGTCTGATTAAGGTTGTGATTGAAGTATCCGTAAAACATTGTAAAGACTGCAGGGATACCACCCATCCGCTGGACCGGCGAAAGATCAACCAGCCCATTGGACCCGTGAGCATTCCGCATTATCTTACCAGCGTAATAGATCGCGTCCTTCTCACTCATCCCCATCTCAGTCATAGCCCTGTTCTTCGCTCCGTGGTAGACCACGATTGCGGTGAGCCAATCTAACCAGCGGATCAGTCCGGTTGAAAACTGGAGGTGGGCCAGCTGTATCCGACTCAGTTTACCTGCACTGAGAACCTTGTCGATTGCACGACGAAGGTCCACGTCGAAGTCGTGCTGCCTGTTCCGCATATCCCCGCTCTCAGTAAACGCCTGCTTTGCGAAGCTCTTATATGCGTCGGGGGTCTTGAACATTAGTTCGTAGGCGGCGGCGACAAATCGACCTGGACCAAGTTCAAAGACTGAGTTAGCGAATGCGGAAGTCCCGTGGATCACGGCAGTACCTATGTCGAACCCGAGCAGTGTCCCAATGATCCCACGCCTGATAAACAGTGCCCCCTGATTAATTATAGCTGGAACCGATGTCTCCCGCACTCCGTCGGCGGCGATATCATCCAGTGCCTTATCCCACTCATGAAGGTACTCCGGCCCCAGCGACCTGCTTATTCCCTTTCTAATCAGCCCATCCCCTGTCACCTTCCTCGCTGCGATCATCGCCTCCCGCAGGCCAAGGTTATGTACAGTCTCAATGATCCGCGACGCTAGGTTATCCAAGCTAAGATCCAGCGGGTACATCGCGCCGGTCCTGATCTTAGTAGCGCGCGGATTAGGCAGTACGGTATAAAGCTGTTCAGCTGGATCAATGTCGATCCGCTCCTTCTGCCTCTCCAGCCTCTTAAGCGGGTCCGCAATCAGTGGATAATAGTCGCCAGTCTTAGGCCCAAACTTGGTATGCAGAACAGCGGGCTCAACCAGTGGGGCCGGGACCCCAGAGATCCGCTCCGTCACATCTCTAATATCCTGCTGCAAGTGATCCTTAAACAGTTTCCAAATCCTATCAACAAACTCCCAATCCTTCGGCAGCATGTTCTGATTCAGGTACGCCATCACGTCCCTGTATTCCCAATGATATCCTCCGAGCAGAACCGCTTGATTACTCTTCGAGCCCATGTTAAGCGCGATCACCAGCATCTGCTTTCGTTGCAGGTCTAACATCTTACCAGGGTTATCCAAGTCCTCTAGCCACCTGTTGTCCGTTTTATCTTTCAGTGCCTTTCGCCACGCCCTGCCCATATCCTTGTTGAGTTTCCGCAGGTCCTTACCAACGTCTCTCAGCTTATCCGTTTTCCAGTTCTCACCTTCTTTCAGCCCCCGGAAGAATCCCCTGTTGAGCGGGCCGTTAACTTCCCCATGATCGAGCCAGTCAACCTGCCGCTCCAGCTTCAGGAATATCGCATCCAGCTCCCTCATCTTCTTAGCGATCCGCTCCCGCATATCCTTCTTCCTCGGATCGAATCCTCCCTTCTCCAATTCATCCAGGTTCTTCAACGCCTGCGCTACCAGTTCTTCATACTTCTCAATTCGATCTCTGATCTGAATCGCCTTCTCCGCCTTTCCGGCGTGGACCAGTCCATCCAGCGTTCCCTTCAGCTCCCTAATATCATCAACAGTGAACTCCTTAAACGGCTTGTTCGGCAGGTTCAGCTCCGGTATCATTCTGCCTTCTGCATTCTTCTTCCTGATAAAGTCCGTCAGTTCCTGTGCCGTTGGCAGATCGGCGGGCACCCGAGAGGTAACAAAGCCTAACCTGTGCAGAAGCCCTTGTACCTGATTGGTATACTCCTGCGCGACACCGGAGACTGCATCATTCTTCCTGAACCTATTGACAATCTTATAGAGGTTGGCAACCTCCTTCGCAAACTTCCTTGACCTTATCGCCAGCAGTGCCGAGAACAGCTGGTTGTTCTTGTGGATCAATGCCTCGTCATACTTCTTCTTGTGTAGGGCGCGCTCAGCCCTGAGTCCGTTCCGGCCAGTAGTCGCAACTTCCCGCTCATGCCTCACCGCTGTCTTAGCTAGCTGCTTTCCGAAGAACTCGTCGGCCGCATCCTCAGCGGCCTCCCTTGATATGATAGCCTTCTTCACATGCGCTGCGAGGAAGTTCCTCTCATCATTCAGTATCTTCAGCTGGTTGACGTTGATGGCTGCGGCCCGTGCGTCCTCGAGAACATGCTCGCCAAGCTTCCCGTGCTTAGCCTCCATCCTGTTATTGACTTCCATCTCTACCATATGATCGTAGTAAGCGGCGGGGGACATCTTCAGCTGCGCCCGTGATCTATCAGTCTCCGCCATCATGTTCTTCATCTGATCGCCGGACTGATAGCCAAGCGCCTGTGCCAGTTCATCCTTATTCGCATCTGTCAGCTTGGTCCCCTTCTCCAGTATACTGTTCGGGGAGATCCCTCGCTTAAAGTAATTCTCTGCGACGAACCGCAGGTCGTACCTGAAGTCAGTGTTAACCTGCTCCCGTACCTCCCGCTCTTCCGTTTTCCACCGAAGTGTCGATCGGCGCTTCTGCTCCTTAACGGCCGCTGCCAGTGCCTTTTCATTCGTGATCGCGTACTGGTTCTCAATGTCCTTCGAGTACCGTGCAAAGTCGGCCTTGGTCATATTGATAGCAGCGGCCGTTTCGCTATCAAAAGCCTGATGCAACCACAGTGCTTTCTTCTCTGCCTTTATGGCTCC